TGGCCGCTGCCGAACTGGCCGACACCCACGCCGATCTGACCGCCACCGATCAGGCGATGAACCGCGCCGCCGACAAGCGCACCGCCGCCGATGATTTCCGCCGCATGGCCAGCACCGCGCTGGCGCAGCTGACCGGGCTGGGCGCGACCGATCCGGATACCGTGCCCCCGGCCCGCGCGGGCGGCATCATGGTCGATCTGGTCTGATGGCCCGCACGGTCACCGCCGAAGCCGGGGAAACGCTGGACGCGCTGTGCTGGCGCGCGCTGGGCACCACCGCGCCGCTGGAAACCATTTACGCCGCCAACCCCGGCCTTGCCGCGCTGGGCCGCATCCTGCCGACCGGAACCGTGGTGCAGATCCCCGATGCCGCCACCACCGCCACCCCCGCGCCGGTGCGCGAAACCATCCAGCTGTGGAGCTGATCCGATGCCCTTTACCCTGCCATCCCTGCGCACCTTCGGCCTGATCGGCAGCGGACTTGCCTTCGCCGCACTGGCCATCGCCCTGCTGGCCGCGAAGATCGATGCCCGCCACTGGCGCGGGCAGGCGGAAAACTGGCAGCTGCGCCACGAACGCGATCTGGCCGCCGTCGAAGCCGCCAGCGCGCAGGCGGTCAAATCCGCCGTGCTGAACACCCACTTCGTCGCGCAGCGCCGCGCGGCGATTGATGAAAGGACCATCGATGCGCTTACCGCTGATCGTGATCGCGCTGTTGCTGGGTTTGACCGGCTGCGGGCCCAAGCCACGGCCCATATCCGTGACACCGCAGAACCTGATCTGTCCGCCCTCCGCGAAGCCACCTGCCGCGCTGTTGCAAACGCCGCTTGTGACACAATTCCTGCCACCCTGAAGGCGGCGCAGGACAACACCGATCAGCTGCTGGCGCTGATCGCCTGGGCAAAGGAACAGGGCGCGGTGCCGACCACGCCCTTGGCCACCCCGACTGATCCCGCCCCGGAAAATATGGACACTGGCCGATGATCAAGCCGGAATCGCTCCGCGCCGCGCTCACTGCCGCGCTGCCGGTGTTCGCCCGCGATCCCGATGCGCTGAAAATGTGGATCGATCGCGGCACCATTCACGCCCGGCACGGTCCGACCCCGGATCAGCCGGGCGCGTTCGAATATCGCTACACGCTGAACCTGGTGGTCGAAGGCTGGCAGGATCACCCCAGCCTGATCATGCTGGCGATCAACGCCTGGGCGGCGATCAACCAGCCCGATCTGCTGGCCGGCAGCCGTGACCAGTCCTACACCTTCGAAGCGGACATCATCGATGCCGCCACAGTCGATCTGTCGCTGGAACTGCCCATGACCGAAGCGGTCCGCGTCACCCCGCGCGTGGGCGGCGGGTTCGATCTGCTGCACCTGGCCGAAGAAACCCCGCTGCTGCCCGATGAAGCCCCGCTGATCACGCCCGAAACCCTGCTGGCCGAAATCTGGTGGAAGGGTGAACGCCTGATCCCCGAACCCCCGCTGCCCGCCACCCCGCTGCCGGATGTCGCACCATGAGCACGATCAAACTGTCCCGCACCGTCCTGCGCGCGGTCCCGTTCCGGTGGTGGCAGGCAGGCAAGGTCGCGCCGGTCGATTGCAGCACGTTCAGCTGCACCATCGAAGCCAGCACGCTGCCGGTTGCCCTGCAGATCGAACCGGTGAACCTGTCGCAAGGCCAGTTCCAGTTCGCCGCACTTACCCCGGAACAGGCCGTGCGGATCAACCCCGGCCGGAAATATGGCGCACACGTGGTGCTGCGCAATGCAGGCGGCGCTGCCGTGGAGGAATTCCGCTGCACGTTTGAGGCCGTCTGATGGCCCTCGTCGAAATCGCCTCCACCCCGCCCGCGCTGGTCGAAATCACCGGCACCGATGGCCAGACCGTGACCGTCCCCGTGCCCGCCGCTGTGCAGGTTTCGGTTGAACTGCCCGGAATACAGGGCCCCGCAGGCCTGCCGGGCGCGCCGGGCGAAGTCATCGAACCGGGCGATCTGACGCTCTATTTCTTCAACGGACTGATTTAGGAGAACGGCATTGGCCACCCTTGAAACCCGCCTGCGCGATCTGGCCACGGCAATCGGCACGAACGCCAAGACCATCAAAACCCTGCTGAACGGCAACCTGGCCGATCTGTCCGGGCTGGCCACCACGGCCAAAACCAACCTGGTGGCAGCCATCAACGAAGTGCGCACGCTGGCCGCTGGCAAGCAGGACGCGCTGGGCTTCACGGCTGAAAACGCCGCGAACAAGGGGCAGGCGAATGGCTATGCATCGCTGGACGGCACGGGCAAAGTGCCCGCCGCGCAGCTGCCGTCATACGTCGATGACGTGCTGGAATATGCCAGCGCGGCAGCCTTTCCGGGCACGGGTGAAACCGGCAAGATCTATGTCGCGATCGACACCGGCGCGCAGTACCGCTGGTCCGGTTCGGCTTACGTCAATTTTTCCAGTTCGCCCGGCACCACCGATGCCGTGGTCGAAGGCGTGACGAACCTGTACTTCACCAATGCCCGGGCGGTTTCGGCGCTGGCAACGCCGCTGGGTACGGTCGATACCGACTTTGCCGGTGTCTTCACCGCCGCGCTGGTGTAAGGCGCCGTGGCGACCCTTCAGGCCCGGATCGAAGCGCTGGCGACGGCGGTCGCGGCAAAGTTCAACGCGATCGCCGGTCAGCTGCTGCCCGCTGGCGGCACCACCGGCCAGGTGCTGGTGAAGAACAGCGCCGCCAATTACGACACCGGGTGGCAGACGCCGTCCGGCGGGGCAGGCGCACCGGGCGTTCACTGCCTGGTGAAACCGGCAGCGGGGGAATATCTGTCAGGCGCGCTGACCGCGTTGGCTCTGAGCACCGGGGCGGCGGCTGCGAACCGCATGGAATTCATGCCGTTCATCCCGGCGCAGGATGTGACTATCAACGAACTGGCGCTGGAAGTGACCACCCTGGTTGCAGGATCGCAGATGCACGTGGGCATTTATGCGGACAATGGCCGCAAGCCTGATGGTGGGGCGCTGATCGTCGGCACGGTTGCGGCATTGAGCGGGGCGGCCACAGGGGTAGTGGCGCAGGCAATCGCTGATACTACGCTGAGTTCCGGAACCCTTTACTGGCTGGCGATCAATTACAGCAGCACCACCACGGTCCGGGCCATCGCGGCGGGCGGTCTGCTGGCGCTGGGCACCCCTGCCAGCGGCACCGGCATGTTCACCAATCGCCGCGTCACCCGCGCGTTTGGCGCGCTGCCTGCCACTGCCCCCACCGGCACCGCGCTGACCAGTTCCGTGGTGGGCTGGGTGCGCATGAAAGTCGCCGCGTAATGGCCCGCGCCGATGACCTGACCGCGATCGAACCGTTCTTCGGAACGCTGGCCGCAGGGCTGAAACCGGCGGCGCGGCGCAAGCTGGCGCTGAAAATGGGCCGCCACCTGCGCCGCGAAAACGCCGCGCGCATCGCCCGCAACGTCCAGCCCGATGGCAGCGGCATGGAACCGCGCAAGCGCCGCACCGCGCGCAAGGGTGGCCGGGTAAAGAAAAAGGGCAAGATGTTCCCGAAGATCCGCAAGGCGCAGGCGCTGCGGATCAACGCCAGCCCAAACGGCGTCGAAGTGGGGTTCAACAACCCGATGATCGCCAAAACAGCAGCGGCGCACCATTACGGCCAGGTCGATTTCGTGGGCCGAAAATCCACCGGCGAAGTGATCCGCACCCGTTATCCGGTGCGCCAGCTGCTGGGCTTTGGCCCGGACGATGCCGACGCGCTGATGGACCTCGCGCTGGATCATCTGACCGGGGGCTGATCCCGCTCTCCACAATCGCAAAACCGGGTAAGCGCGGCGCTTACCGCGCGGGCGCGTGGCGCGCGGGGGCCGTGCCCGCCACACCGCTGGCATGGTCGGTTCCATCGCATCCTCCCCCGCTATCGATTTGTCCGCGCTGCCCGCGCCGGACATCATCGCGCAGCCCACGTTCGAAACCCGGCTGGCGGGCAAGCTGGCGCAGCTGCTGTCGCTCGCCCCGGAATTCACCGCGCTGGTGGAAAGCGATCCGGCGATGAAGCTGCTGCAGGCCGACACGTATGATGAAATCGTGCTGGCGCAGGCGATGAACGATGCCGCGCGCGGCCTGCTGCTGGCCTTCGCCACTGGCGCGCAGCTGGACCACCTCGCCGCGCTGTTCGCCGTCACCCGGCTGACCGTGACCCCC